AAAGGATAAACCACGAACTAAAAAAAGGATATAACAGGATCAAAACAGGAAACACAGGAGCTATAAGGCAGTGTGTACTGTTTAGATCCTGTTTTTTATTTTGTGAGGTGTGTAGGGATGAGTACATATTGTGTAACAAAGGTTGAGGCTAGTAAGTTGCTGGGAGTATCCGTAAGGATGGTAGATAAGTACCTCCATAGCGGAGAGCTTACTGTAGATCACATGGAGAAAAATAAAGTTGTGATTGATGTAACAGAGGTTTACAGCCTTAGAGAAAAAAGATCAAAAAGAAAGAGAGGATAATTAAGATGATCGGAACATTTTCAACCGAAGGATTTACAAGAGAGGCATGGATTGAGAAAAGAGTAGCAGAGGGATTTACAAAGGAGCAGGCAGAGCATGAGTTTGATAACTATACGGATCCAGCTATTGCAAAGGCACAGGAGCAGAAAGTACCCACTAGAGGGGAAATGATCCAGATGATTAACGAGGCTATACTTAATAACCCGAATAAAAAGCAGTTGTATATTCCAGATTTTTCTCTTAGTGCGGAGTATATTGGATTGAAAAATGAGCTAGATAAGGCTGTAGAGGCTAATAATCTGGAGCTGGTGCAGGAACTCAATAAAAGAATGCTCTATGTTAAAATGTCGGGAACCGTAACGAATGAGGAGATACAGGCAGAAATTGATAAAACGCTTGTAATGCCTCTTAGTGAGGTATTTGAGAAGTATAACAAGTACAAAGCTATTGTAGCGGAGTGTGAGGAGAAAATTGATAATTTTGATGTACCTCCAGTACTACAGGCTAAGGTAGATGCACTTACAGCGGAGTATAAGAGAAAGTCAAGAGGTAAATCTGGAGCCCTGTTTGATGATATAGAGGGTGAGTATAACAAGGCGGTAGATGAGTTGGAGCTTAAGTATATTAAGATCCCTGTGAATGATTTAGCATTAAAGAGATATAGATCCGTAGAATTTATGCGTTGTTATGAGGCTAGGATCAAGTATTATATGACAGCTAACGAGGAACTCATTAAGGAGGAGATCCAGAATGCTAAGAGAGAGGAAATCAGAGGCTCCTTAGATGATCTGGTAACATATATGGAAGAACACAAGGACAAGGAGGATGATGACAATGCGTAAAGCTGATACTTCTGTATTGCCTTATCTGAGGTCAAAAAGGATCCATGTAGAGCATAATTCAGCGGTAAAAGGTAGAGGCAGAAAACCAAAGGTTACACCTACAGAAAAGGGCGGAGGATCTGGAGAGAGTGATCTGGTAAAAATGCTGGTAGCAATCGGTAAAGAAGATCCAGAGAAAGCTGGTAGGCTTGCTGATGAGTTGCAGGAGGTCGGGGCATTGTCAGATGCGGATCATGTTAGGCTTGCCTGTAATGGTTTGTAAATGTGATGGAGAGGAGTAGCTCCTCTCCTCATTTTGTAGGAGGCTGATTTTATGGAAAGAGATTTATACAGGGGAGAGCGGAAAGCGGAGGAACGCCTCCCACTAATTAGCCTTAAGCTGGATCTGGTAGACTTACTAGAAGATAATGCTCTCCCAGTATCATTAGCGTATATGTATGAGGAACGGTTAGAGGATATTGTAGTTTTACCAGAGGATCAGCAAAGAGCGGAGTTATTAAAGATAGTGCAGGAGGCTAAAAGATTATGAGTGATAGTTGTTTTGAGTTAGAGGGCTGGGATGAGTTTGTGGAACGTTTTAGCCAGTTCGTAGATAAATGGGAGGCTAAGAAAGCTCGGTTATTAAAGAAAATGGCTAATATCTATCATGGCGAGGTTATACCTCATGTGCCAGTAGATACCTCACGGTTAGTAGATAGTATTACCATTTTCGGAGAGGGGATACCTCATGATTATGTAGAGGTTGGAACTAATGTAGAGTATGCTCTGTATGTAAATGATGGTCATGTACAGCATAAGAGGCGGTTAAAAGCTGATCGACTTACGGTAGGCGGTAAAACAAAGTATTTGAAAAATAGAAATCAAACAGGAATTACACTGAGTGAGAGGTATGTAGCTGGATCGTTTTTTATGGAAAAAGGTATGCAGGATGCAAAACCACGCTTAGAGCGGTTGATAGAGAGCTTTTTACAGCAAATAGGCAGAGAGATAGAGGGAGGTAGGTTATAGATATGGATGGAGCAGTATTTTATAGCTATAAACCGTATCTCCATTTAGCCCTCTCCAGAGAGTGTATTATTACATTCAATGAAAACGGTGTATATATTGCAAAAACTCCAGAGGAGGAGAAACTCCTTAGAGAGTATGCAAAGAATACCAGAAACTCATATAACATTATCGAGGCAGGGGGAGAGCTGGAGCATGAGGATCTAATCCGCCTACATGATGAAGATGAGCAGAAACTCATAGCGGAGGCGGAGCAGAGAGAGAAAGCCAGAGCAGAGGAGAAAAGGCGGAGAAAAGAGATACATGATTTTTGTAGCTCTCTTAGAATGTCAGACGAGGTATATAGATAAAAAGCAAAGGAGGGCGGAAAGATGGTTAATATCTTAGAGAGAATGAAAGCTAAAGAGGATTTAGATAATGAACGATTAGCAGTATTAAAAAATAATCCACGCCTCTTAGTAGAGGTAGATAGTATTATTATCAAAAATGATTTGCATAAGCAGATAGCTGAGACGGTAGTAAAAGCGGTAAAGAGTGGAGAGTTAAATATCAATGATATTAGGGATCCTTATGTATTTGCTTATGTAAGTACTTTGATAATGGAATAAGGGGTACATACAGGTACAATAAACAGGAAATAAGGGTACAAAAAGGGAGCTATAAAACGCTGGAAAGTACGATAAATAAAGGCTTTTTGTCACATACTCCTTTTTATGTGTACAGAGGAGGTGTGTAAAAAGTGCCTAGAGCTGTAAAAATTGATACAGAATGGGTAAAGAAGAAAGCCCTTGTAACCATAAAACAGATAGAGAATGGAGAATTAACCACAGCACAAGGGCAAGCTATAGCGAGTTTACTTAATAAGGTCTTGAACGCCATAACCGTAGAGAGCAATACAGCGGAGGTAAAACGAGCGTTAGAGCGTTTATCAGCAATAGAGAGATGCTTAGTAGATGGAGATGTAAAGAGGCTCCAGAGGTTAATTGATGAGGAGGATATTTTGGATGCAGAAAGAACATATACAGCGGAAAACTAAAGAAATCTCCCAGAAAGCCCTTAAGTATCTCATAGATAAAAAAGGAACTCAGATAGACCATAACAAGCATTTAATATTCAGAGCACTGTTTAAGGCGGTGCTGGAGGATCTGATGGTTGTAGAAAAACCATTCTTAAGCTCAGAGGAGAGAGCTGGGTTATTGCAGGGTTGTATAGATGAGCTGGATCCAGATCCTTTAGCTGGAGATCTGGAGTATGAGCCTTGTAAAAAAGCTCTTAAAGAGGCTGTAAAGCTAGTTTATAAGGGCGAGGACTATATGATTATAGTTTATAAAGTAATTAGGCTGAGTGGGCTAGATCTTAAGGATGATAACGATTATAGGAAAGCGTTAAGAGAGCGTAGAAAGGAGTTACGAGAGAGTTGTATGGAGAGAAAAGAGCCAGACAGATAGAATATAAAGCCAGAAAGCAGAGAGAGAGCTTAGCAGGAGTATCTAATACAGCTCCTCTTAATGTACAGGTACGTTTAAGGGCTTACTGTATGATCTGGGAGCTTAAACAGAAATATTACAAAGCAGATACGCCTCTCCCTTATGTGAGTAAGGCAAGCTATGAGGCAGATCTGGAGAGAGTGAGCTCCTTAGAGGCTAAGATCTTAAAAGGCGGATCCGATGAGGAGAGAGCTGTAAAGGCAGTAGTGGAGCTTAAGGAGTATCTGGAGATCGTAGCAGGATCCAGAGTAAGAGATAACAGTAAAAACAGAGTATTTTAAGGAGGGCTTAGAGATGAGTTTTTTAATCAGAGCAGACGAGGAGGAGCAGATCCGCCAGTCAGAGGAGTATAAGCAGTATATGGAAGAACACAAGGAGGATAATAGCAGTGAGTAAAATAAAAGTGGATGAGCCAGTAAAGGAGCCTACTCCTAAAACAGAGGAGCAGATTAGAGCAGAGTTGCAGGCAGAATATGAGAAAATTGCAGATAAAAAGGTAACAGGTGCTCTTAAAAAGCAGGAGAAGAGGTGGGCTGATAAGCTCAATGCAGATAGACAGGAACAGGAGCAGGAAAATACGACCAGACAGGAGGAGCAGGCTAAGGCGGATGAGGCTAGAGAGCGTGATATTATCACAAAAAGCCTTAAGCTGGTTGTAGTAGATGCTTTACAAGAGCTGAGACTGGATCCTAGTATGCGTAATTTGATTATGGTAGAGGATCTGGTAAACCTCCCAGAGGGGCAGAGAGTTGAAAAGCTCACAGATCGAGTAATGTGCTTGCGTAATATGTTTAATGCGGAGGTAAATAAGCAGATACAGGCAGAGAAAACAAATTACCTTAGAGGCACCACGCCCAGAACAAGCAACACAAAGCCTATATCAAAGTATGATAAGTATAAAAGTACTGGAAATGTGCAGGGTATGATCTCTGAAAAAGTTAAGAGAGTATCGAGATGAAGATGATTATTAAGTATATTACTGGGAGTGTAAGGATTCTCCTATACAATAGCTCCCAGATAATATAAAAACTCTTTTTTTTGGTCGAGGGTAGAGCAGAAATGCCCCTTAGTTATTTTTGTCAAGGTAAGGGCTATGGCTTAGCGTTGGTGCAGGCTGTAGCCTTTATTTTTTTTTATCCTCAATGTTAAGGAATTTGATATAATATGATTAGGATAGATGAGGAGGTGGAGCCTGTGATAAGAATACCGATAGAGCTAAGGGAGTATGTAGAGCTGGAGGAGGGAAAGCTGGAGATAGTGAAACCAGTACCACAGGATCTACAGCCTTTAGTGATAGAATTGCAGGAGATATACAGTAAAAAGCAGGATCCTACAGATCTAGCGGAATACAGGAGGTAGGCGGTATGAGTGAGCCTAGAGTGAGATATGAGGATAATCTATATCATTATGCTTTACAGCAAGAGATAGCATCCTTAGAGAGGCATATCCACCATGATATAGATAACTGGGAGATGGATATGAGTAAGGAGCTCTTAGATGAGTTAAAGGACTTAGAGAAAAAGTGTAGATCAGTAAATCAGAGAATGAAAAAGGATATAGCTAGAAACTCATAGGAGCCCCTACATGGCGTATAAGTACCCTTATATGATAACGTGTAAGGGTAAAGAGGTAAAAGGGCTGTATGAGGCAAATAGAGGGCTTATTCGTGTGAGAGCATGGGTAGGCTCTTTTTTAGTGCATGAAAATAATTATATAGCCCCTGTATAATTTTTCCCTAAAAAATGAGGAGGACTGTGATTATGTTTATTAAGGCTAAGTAGAGCCACAGGATAATAAGCATAACAGGAGGTAGCAGGATGAGTACAGGAACAGAACTTAGAGCGGTATTTTACGCCAGAGTATCCACAGAGGAAGAAAAACAGCTTAACGCTTTAGAAAAGCAGATACAGGAGAATAAGGATGTTATTAGAGATCATGGCTGGAAACTGGTAGGAGAGTATATTGACGAGGGAAAGACAGGAACCACCACAAAGCGGAGAAATGACTACAAAAGATTACTTAAGGATATGACGGAGAATAAGTTTGATATTGTGGTATGTAAGGATCAAGACCGATTACAGAGAAATACTCTGGATTGGTACCTATTTGTAGATAATCTGGTAACAAATAACCTAAAGCTCTTTATGTATCTGGATAATAAGTTTTTTAAACCCTCAGAGGATGCTCTTATAACAGGTGTAAAGGCGATCATAGCAGAGGAATACAGTAGAAATCTTAGTAAAAAACTGAATAACTCAAACAAGAGGAGAATAGAAAGAGCCCTTAATGGGGAGGAGGTATCAGCTATGGGAAACGGTAAATCATTAGCCTTTAAAATTGTTAATGGAAAGTGGGTAAAAGACGAGGAGGAGGCAAAGCTGGGGAAAAAGATCTTTGAGCTATATCTGGAATATGATAGCATAAGAAAAGTAAGAGATTGGGTAAATGAACATGGTTATACAAACAGTGTAGGAAAACCTTTTACCTCTGAGAGTATTAGCAGGATCCTTAAAAACGAGAAAGCTAAAGGCGTTATAGTGATGGGGAAATATCATCACGATTTTGATAAAAAGAAAATTGTGAGAAGATCGGAGGAAGAGCTGGTTAGAATACCAGCCCCAGAGCTTGCCTATGTATCAGAGGAGGTATTTGATAAAGTACAGGAGAGATTAAGGGCTAAGACAGGGAACGGTAGGGGAGTAAACGCTTATTCTGATCCTCTTAGTGGTAAAATCTACTGTGGATCCTGTGGTAGAAAGCTCTGGAAACACGCTAGTAACGGATATGTTAATTGGATGTGTGCCTCACAGGTGGCTAAAGGGGATGTAGAGTGTAACGGTACCAGAATAACCACAGTAGCGATAAGAAACATTTACAAGAAAATCACGGATAATCTGGAGGTAAATAAAGGAGTTGTAAAGCAGGATATTGTTAAGTGGCTCAATGAGCTAAAGGCTACGCTTAGTGATACCTCAGTAAATGAAAAAATACAGAAAGATCTTGATAAGCTGGAGAGAAAGAGAACTAAGCTCTTAGAGGCATATCTGGAGGATTTTATTTCTAAGGATGATTACAAAGCAAAGTATGAGGCTATAGAGGGGCAGATAGAGGAGAAGAAAAAGCTCTTAGTACCTGTAGAAGAAAATGAGGATATTAAAGTTATCGAGAGCGTATTACAGAACATAGATGACGAGATAGATGCTTATGTGAAAACTCTTGATATGGAGGAAAGCAAGGTGGATTTTCTAATTGAGCATACGAAAAGGATTACAGTATTAGAAAATCGTGATATTATAATAGAGTTGGATCTTGTAGCAGGAGCAATTATAGCAGGGAAAGATTTTCTGCTATATGTTCACGATACTATGCCGAAGCACTATGGCAGAAAGTGTTATGACATATTTAGTTGAAAAAGAGGGGCTTGCTGATAAGTTCTATATTAATTCGGCAGCGACAAGTCGCGAGGAGATTGGTAATGGGGTGCATCATGGCACAGTTGCCAAGTTGAAGAAAGAAGGGATTCCGGTGATTCCTCACAGGGCAGAGCAGATGACTCTGAATGATTATGAGGAATATGATTACCTTATTGGAATGGATACTGAGAATATCCGCAATATGCAGAGGATATCGGGCGGAGATCCGGATGAGAAGATATATAAACTGCTTACTTTTGCGGGAAACGGACTTGATGTGGCAGACCCATGGTATACGGGAGATTTTGAGGCAACTTACAGGGATGTTCTGGCAGGCTGCAAAGGACTGCTTGAATGCCTTAAGGAAGAATTGTAGGCGGCTGCAGGCGGATTGCTGTAGCAAGTGCCACGGCAATATATATGAATAAAAATGGTCGGGCAAGGCAGGCTGTCTTCTTCTGGGA